ATTGAAGGTTGAGGGAGTTAGCCCAGGCGTTCCCGACCTATATGCACCAGAGTGGAAATTGTGGATTGAAATGAAGCGCATTAAGGGTGGGTCAGTTAGCGCACCGCAAAAAGATTGGCACAGTTATCTGCGCAGCATTGGCGACACGGTGCTGGTATGTAAAGGCGCTGATAATGCAAAAGAACAAATAATAAAGTTTAGGGGAGGAAAATGACCACTAAATTCTGCACCAATTGCCAAAGCAACCGCGACATTGCTGGTGGCATTTATCGTAAAACTAGAACAACTGGCCGCTGGATTTGTCAGCCATGTTCAGAGCGCAAGACCGAAAGTATTTATACGAACAAATCAGGCAAGATTGCTGATGTTAAAACCATTATGGAAAAATTATATAGGGGGGCAAAATGAGCGATTACGATATACATTCTTGCGGGTATTACTGCGATAGATTTGCTTGTGTTTTGAGGCAGCGGGATGAGCTGCGTGATAATTTGTTTGCTACGTCCGAAAAGAATACACAAACTTCGGACAGACAATCGTTGTGGCGCAAAAGACAAAGCAATAATGACGTTAATAGATCACAAGGACGCATACGAATCATTAACGAGCCACAATTCTTTGAGTGGTGGAATGGTGATGAACTTGTTGAGGGTACTGGCTACGAAAAAGGAACACCAATTTATTGGGCTATGCAGGGTTGGCAAGCTGCAAATAAAGAACCGTGGGTGAAAACGTACTCAGGTGGTAAGCCGAACTATACGCAGCCAAAAGAATGGATCAGTCTGACGGATGATGAAATAGCCGATGCATTTGGCGACTACATGGATTCTGTGGATGAAACAGAAGAAGAAGAACATAACTGGGACTATGAGCGGTTGATTGAGGCCAAGGTAAAAGAAAAGAATGGTTATTTGAAAGAAGAGAAATGAACTGTAAAGATTGCGGTGATCGAACTAATGTAACGTGGACTCAAAAACAGCCTGGTGGCGTTAGGCGGCTGCGTAAATGCCACAAATGCGGGTTTTCTGCTTATACAGGCGAGGTCTGGTTAGCAAATTTACCGCAGCCAGAATCAAAATCTCTTTACACTAAAGAAGAAGTTGCAGCAATGAAGAAGCGAGAAGTATCAATCCGAAGAAAAAACGAAGATAGGAGAAACAATGAAAAAACGGAATCACATTAGCGTAAGCGACCACTACATTTACACGCCATCAACTACGGATGTAACTATTCGCTGGCGCGCTATTTACAACTGGACACCGCCGTCGGAAGACCCAAGATTTATGAAGAAATGGGCTGATTTCCGTATGCGCTGTGTTCAAGGCATTGAACAAATAGTCAACAATTAAAAAAGGCGAAATCATGAAAAAACTACTGCCATTACTTTTTTTAACCGGATGTTCAACATTCGATTTACCGAATACAGCGTTGACGGTAGAAAAAGACGTCCAACCCATGAGTCGAAATGAAGTCATCATGGCCATTCAGGATTGCGAATCGAATCGCACCAGAGCGGTGATGATACTGGCCAAGCGCAAGATTTCAGGACGCACATCGGATGTGGTTGTTGATGTAACGTGCGCACCACGACCGTCGTATTATTAGCGCGCATAAAAAAGCCCAAGCATTGAGCTTGGGCTAAGACGCTGTTAGTGGCAGCGCGAAAAAATTAATTAAGCTGCGATATCGAACTCAAGCCAAGCATCTTCTTCATCATCGAAGTACAACCATGCTTCCAGTTCGTCGTTGAAGTAGTAAGCGTAGCCGGCGTCGTCGTAGTCAACATCAGTATCTTCGACCCAATCGTCTAACTCTTCGTCGTAGTAGCAAAGCGCGCCATCTTCGTCGTAAGCAAACTGAAGCTCATCATCTTCCAAAATTACCAAGATTGTAGCAGACATAATAACTCCCAATTAAATGCAGCCCCCACGGCCACGGAGCTATATTAGCCGATGATTTTTACACTTTAAAGACGTTCCCGCGGAAATAAATGATGCCTTCTTCCTCATCGAGAACTTCGCATAACTCTGGCGGCAACAGCTTGCCTTTATAGAAAGTTAGCACGGCATAGCCCGACCGATGGTTGCGAGCGTTATCTTCTGAGTAACTAAACTGTTGGCCGTTGACGTCGGCAAGCGACCCTGTATCGACGCCGTAGCGCGTGCCAGTGTAGTCGGTGAAAGGCGTGCATTTTAAGGAGTGAAGATGGCCGGTAACGATTGAGGTACCCGCCTTAAGGGTGTTGTTATAAATAGCATGGATTCCGTTATGCCAGCGATGCTTAATCATACAGTTACCATTGACCATAACCGACGTTGAGAATTTCCAGCGTGGGAAGTGATCGGTCAGGTTCATACCCATGATGCCCTTAAAACCCTCACCTACTTGCGCGCACAACCTAGCATTAAATCTGTGGTCATGGTTACCCCATGTCCAATGCAGCTTACTATTAAGCGACGCCGCTTCAATCTCAGACAGGCGCTCTTGACAGGCTTCAAGTTCTTGCTTGACCGACGGTGTGGCTTCCCAAGTGCCGCCAGGCGGGTGACGACTAATCGATGCGCCGTCAAAAACGTCGCCGTTCATTATTATTGCTTTGGGTTTCAGTTCTTTGGCAAATAATACGAACGCACGATGCGCCGTTGATATGATGCCAGGCCAGTAGTGGCAATCTGATGCAACCATAATCGTGCCGCTATCAAGTTCAAAATTAACCCGAATACCGTTTTCAGGTATCGAAATCTTAAAATCAGGACTGCGCGGGCTTGCTGCGCTCAAAATAGTGCCGTAATTTTTCTCTAGTTTGCGACGACGCGCATTTACCGCACGAATTGTTAGGCCTGTCTCGTTAGCCATATCGGTCACTGATTGCAGCCGACGCCATGTCGCAATAAAATCATCATCCGATATTTTAGTGGCCATTAATTCACCTTGCGTATAAATTCGCCGCACCAATCAGCGCGAGCGGTAACAGGTATGCAACTATCGTAACCATCTTCCGCTTCAATAATCATGGGAGGATAGCGTCTACAAAAGCCTAGTTCTTCCTTTAGTTCGCACATAAAAAAAGCGCACGAAACGCACGCTGGCATACAATCGGCGGGAAGTGATTTTTTAGGCATTTCTGCTATATATCATATATTTGTTAAGATAACGTTACAAATTACGTTAGATATATAGCGCGCTCATCCTTGCGTCGGTTTTCAAGACCACGTAAAACTTTTCCGCTAGCTTTGCAATACTTCAGGAACTCATCCGCTGCGCCAACATAATCGCCGCGGTTGTGTTTTTGGCGCAGTGTACTGCGTTGAAGTGTGCCTAAGCCTAGGTTAAAGCTAAAACTCACAAGAGCGTCAAGCCAGCCTTGATTATTAACACTGCTAGGGCAATAGCGCAGAACTCCCGCAACAAAACGATCAAGGTCTTTTTGAAGAATGGCATCAACTTCCTCCATTGTGAATGTTCGGTTCCACTCCGTAGGACAAGGTAGGAACTTCCTATCATCTACCGACAATTTCGTATGATTTCCATCGATTACATGACCCACGCCGATTGTCCACAATAGCGCTGGGCACCGGTAAGGTTTAATCCTTACGCCTTCATGGTGCTTAATCATTTCAAGTGCTTTGGCGCTGATCATTTGCCAAAAGCCCTGCCGCCAAAGTGGAACGCTATGATGCTAGCAAACAACGCTTGCGTCTCGTTATCCCATAACTGGTCGGCTAACGCTGTAAACTCCACGCCAGTTGTCAGACCCTTGTACGCAATAACGGCATCAATACCGACTAACAAGAAAAAGAAGCCATACGTAATCACAGGACGAACACTTGCGCGCAGGTCTTTCATCCACTTGCTTGTGCCTTCGCTAAGCGCGGCGTCGTGGACATAGATGGCATTCATCTCCGCTTTTTGTGCGTCGATTAGCGAGACTTTCTCCGCAGATTGTGTCTGGGTTCTAATCTCGTCTAGCTTAATGGCTTCTATTTTTTCTTGCGCAATAAACCCCGCCGCGGCTAGTTGCAACTCGCGCTCTGTCTGCATCTGAGCCAGTTTTAGCTCATGGGATTTGTCTGAGCGATCTTGAAAGAAGTCGAGTAACTTAGGCAAACCGCCCATCAAAAAGGATACAAAAGTCGAAAAGATTGTAAGCATTATTCACTCCGCATTTCTAAAAGTATTTTGACGCGCAACTCGCGCATTTTTCTTGCCTCTTCCATCGCCATTGCAGTGGCGTTGTTCATATCCATATACATGATTCCCATAATCGGGAGCGCAATTACTAACACAAAACACAAAACAATGACGGCGATGAGTAGAGACCACGGTACGTCGCGCTCGTCCTTAGAAGTATCATTAGCCATAGGAACCACAATGTTATGAACACGACCGCGAGAATTGACGTCATCTGCGCCGCGATTTTTCTTTTTATACTTGCCCGACGCCATGCCGCCACCTGTTGCTTTAGTAACTCTTGACGTTGCACCTCTGCACGTTCTACCTTAACCTTATCGCGCATAGCTTCAAAGGATGACCATATTGCACCAAGCTCTTTTGGGGCTGAATACACTAAGGTCTCGCGTAACTCTGTTTCTAACCGCTGCATTTCTTTTACTGCCATGACCCGGTTAAAAGCCTCTTGGTTTACCGATAATTCCGGGTCACGTACTTTTTTAGTCTTTAGTTCTTCCTCGTGAACATGCTTTTCCAACTGCTCATGCGCTTTAAAAAAGTGTCCCAGATGACTACTAATGTCAGCAACCACATCTTTAACTTTACCGTAGGCATCGACCAGCTCCATACCATCAGCTTTAGCTGTCTGATATAACTCACAACCTTGTTTAATTGCACTTGCAGCCAGTTTTGCAGCCGCAAGAATAGTAAGCGGGTCAATCGCAATTTCCTCTTAAACTTTAATCGCCCAAGATACCGGTGGCCGTACCTGTAGCAGCTGCGCCAGATAACAACCCAACTGGTCGGCGCTGAGTCCTTGTTTGTAATTCTTGCAAAATGGCGCGCTGCTCATCAGGGTTAGATGTAAATAAACGCTTTTGCAATGCCTCAGATGAGCGTTGCAGCTTCAGCGAGTAAAACTGTGCCAAGCTATCCGGCGGCAATATCGATATCAATGCCACAAATGACAGTGGCCTCTACTTCATCGAATTATGTTGAAAGCATAAGCTCTGCGGCTTCCTTCGTCATGCCACAGATGCAAGTCATTGCATACACTGCTGACGTTGTGTTTTATGCTGCGGAAACTGCGTACATTAACCTGCCATTTAAAAGTAGATTAATCACTCAGCTTGCACGAAGCGCTGGTGTTACTGTTGGCGCTGTAGATTTTAGTGGTGAGACGGTTGGCGTTTTATTAACTGGCGTTTCTGATTTTTTACCTGCTGTAACATGGCTCATAACAATCCAAGCCTCCGATCAATCTCTTTCGCTGCTTCATCGTAGAGCTTATATTCAACAATCGCGGCCTGCTGCATCTCCTGCCAGTTCTGCTTACGGCGATCTCGCAGCTTGATCAGCTTATCCATTGGCTGAGTTTTGATGTCGCTAAAGTCTTCTGTTTCAAATGGCTTTGTCATTTGTCGTCACCAATTAAAATATTTGGATGAAATGGAAGCTGGCACCCAACTGAAAGCATGTGACCAAAGTTATTCATTAGCGTGTGAAGTTGAAATTTTGCATAACCATCTTCATCAATATTAGGAATAAAAGATCCAACCTTTGCAGATGGAAATGTTCTTACAAATTCATCGCGCTGTCTTGTAAGTTCATCTATTCCGACTTTTGTTAGTCTTACCTTTACGGTGTCGTTTAGGTTTATATTCATTTTTCACTCACTCCAATTAATTCCAGCGCCTTAATAATATCAGCGCTGGTGGTTATTTCTTTGATACAGATCACTAATCTCTATCTTTATAAACGCCATTCATCACACCCATTCGGTAGATGAACTGGTGATGACTAAAGCCTAGCAGCTTAACTGTCTCTCTGTGCTTATTGATGATCTGCAAAACGATTTCCATGTTTTCTTTTTTGCACATAGACTTTTCAGTCGCATTCGGTATGCGCTTTTTGACTTCCTGGTTGATAGACTTGATGATCGCTATCAGTGCGTTGTCGTTTTCGCAAGACATCAATAATCTCCATATTTGAACTGGTCGCCATAGCTAACGCCAAGCATTGAGAGCATTCTGGACATATCGGAAACCCATTCACC